CCATAGCCAGCCTTGCCGCTAACGCCGTAATCCACTTCACCAGTGTCAGGGATTTTGACCATAGGGCCAATCTGGGCATACGCACCACCACCTTCGATTCCGATGTGGAGGTCTACGTCCATTCCACCGACACCAGTGTCAAGGTCACCGCCGACATTGGCTTCCGGGTTGAAATAGACCGGGGCTGCGTTCACAGGAGATGCCAGCGCAACTGCTGTAGCGGCGACACCACTCACAAGAAAAGCTTTGAGCATGGGAAAGAG